CAAGGCTATGGCTCCTATAGACCAGGCTTTTACCAAGATGCTTAATGATATCGTTCTATTGATTGTAGGCGGTATCGGTGGTGTTATGACCAAGGGTTTGACCAATGAGGCTACAGCCATGATGAACAACGTCAAGAGCGGTAAGGATGCCTACGTAGCACCTCCAGTCAAGGAGATCACCTACGTGTCCTCTGGAGGCGGTTCTGGCGGTTCTACAGCAGGTTGGACACCTCCACTCCCTCCTAGTTCTCCTCCAGTCCTAGAAGACGAGGAAGAGCGCCTGAGAATGGCTCACGCAAGGAACAGCACCAATGTTTAGTTTTTTTACTGACATCATGTATTACATTGCCTTAGCCGTGACTGTTTGCGGTGTGGTGATGTATGGTATGAGCTACTTTGCTCGTATTCTGCCAATAGTAGCCCAATACGCCCTTTTAATGCAGGTTGTAGGCGTTATTTTGACTTTGGGTGGATCTTACTATGTCGCCGACCAAAAGGGTTACCAAAGGCGTGTAGCAGAGGATAAAGCTGAAATAGATAGACTTAACGGAGAGGCTCGTGCTGTGGAAGCCGAGTATGCTAAAAAACTGGCTGTTGCTACAACGGCTCTTAGAAAGGCGAAAAATGATGTTCAAACCAAGAAATCTAGTCTTATTGCTGACGCTGACTCTGGCAAGTTGCGGCTTCCTCAATCCACCTGTGGTGTATCAGCCAGTCCAAGTGCCACCGCTCAACCAGGAAATACAGCCAATGAGTCCGAATCTGAGCGACAGACTATCAAAGAGCTTGTCAACATCGCCTCAGACGGAGACACAGCCATCATCTCCCTCAACGCCTGCATCAAGCAGTACAACGAAGTAAGAGATATGGTCAATAAGGGGGTTAAATGATTACTGCTGACCAACTCCACCAACTCGGTATTGGCGCTGAATGGGTTGATCCACTCAACGCTACCTTCGCTAAGTTCAGTATGGATGATGTTAAAAAACAAGCCGCATTTATCGGTCAATGTACTGAGGAATGTGGGCACTTTACCAAGCTAGAAGAGAACCTGAACTACCGAGCACCCACGCTTGAGAAGCTCTTTGGGCACAAGTTTAAGCCTGGTGAGGTAGAGCTTTACGCAGGCAACGCTCAGAAGATTGCCAACCGAATCTACGCCAACCGCATGGGTAACCGTGATGAGGCTTCTGGCGACGGATGGAAGTACCGTGGGCGTGGATGTATTCAGTTGACAGGTCACGACAACTACTGGCACTTTGGACAGTCTGTTGGGCAGGACTTTGTCAGCAATCCAGATCCAGTTGGTCATCCAATGTACGCCGCCATGAGTGCGGGATGGTTTTGGAAGACCCACGGGTGTAATGAGATAGCGGAGAGAGAAGATTGGGTGGCTCTGACCAAGCGAGTTAATGGTGGCGACTTCGGTTTGCAGGATCGGATTAACTTCACTCAGAAAGCATTGAGAGTACTGGGGTGACATTTGCCCCGATACTATATAAAATAGGCGTATATTAGGGGGTTAAATGACAATTTCATCCATAACGAATACACCTTCGTTTGCTTTCACATATGACAACCTCACAACTACTATTTATCAGTATTTGGAGAGGAATGATACAGCGGTAGTGAACCAAGTTCCTGTCGCTATTAGTTTATGTGAGTATGAAATTGCTCAACAAATCAAGACTTTAGGTCAACTTAATGTTGCTGAGAGTACTTTAACGGTAGGGAATCCCGTGATCCCCAAACCCGCTCGGTGGCGTAAAACCGTATCCATGAAGTACACGGATGCGAGTGGCAATAAGCAACCTATTTTCTTAAGAAAGTACGAGTATTTGACCTCTTATTGGACAAATAGCTCTAACACTGCACCCCCTATATATTACGCTGACTATGACTATGATCATTGGTACATAGCACCAACACCAGATCAGTCATATGCTTTTGAGGTTCTTTTTTACGAAAGAATCTTACCTTTATCTAGCACCAACCAAACGAATTGGTTGACTCAGAATGCTCCAAATGCGTTACTTTTTGGAACTTTACTTCAGATGACACCGTTCTTAAAGAACGACGCAAGAATCCCAACTTGGCAACAGATGTATCAAAACGCACTGAATATGCTCAAGTCAGAAGATATTACCCGTGTGGGCGATAGACAAACCGTAGTACAGGATAGTTAATTATGACCGCATATGTAAATCCGTTCACAGGACAGACGATCTCTCCATCACAGGTTGGGTATGAGGCGTTGACGATTAGTGGATCTTCGGGTTCGATTACGTATTTGAATTGGCCGGTTAACGGGACGACCTCAACCAACGTAGCAGCTAACATTACCGAAATCACTGCCACATCCTCTGGGCTTATTGTGGCAATGCCCCCAGCGAGTCAAGTCTCCGTCGGTCAAGCCATCATTATCCGAAACGTCGGCACCTCTGGTCAGTATTCTTTCACGGTAACCGACTACACGGGAAACACAATTATCAGCATTCCTGTTGCCCCAACGAGTGCAACGGTCAACACTTACTATATTTACGTTACTAACAATAATTCAACCGCAGGGACTTGGGGCAATATCGCAATGGGTGTGGGTACATCCTCAGCGTCTGCGTCAACACTCGCAGGGTACGGGCTAACAGCGATTGGAAGCACTTTAAACACTGCCTACCCCATAAGTACTCTATACACAACATCAACCCTGAACATTAACAGTAGGGCTACGTTTTATGTTTGGTCTGCAGGGGTTGGTACGATCAACCTACCAAGCTCATCCGTTGTTGGATCAAACTGGTACGTAGTTGTTAAGAATGATGGTACTGGAATTGTCACGATCTCTCCAACTGGATCTGACACGATAGACGGTAACTCTAACCAACAGTTACAGTTAACAGAATCTATTGTTATCGTATCCAATGGATCTACGGGTTTTTACTCATTTGGTTACGGAAGATCAAACAGCTTTGCTTATACACAGTTGGCTTTGTCGCTGAGTGGTTTGTCTACTCCGTACACGTATACCTTAACATCTGCACAGGCGTCTAATACGATTCAGAACTATACGGGTGCTTTGAATGGGAATACGACCGTTTATGTCCCCGCGACCGTTCAACTCTACGCCTTTAGCAACAATACAACAGGTTCTTACACAGTAACCATCTCCACTGGCGTGTCTGGTGGCTCTACAGCAACGGTTAGCCAAAACACCACTGTGATGCTGATCTGTGATGGTAAGAACGTCTACAACGCCAATAGCTTGGCTTTTACGAGTGCTACATCCATTACTTTTGCAACTGGAAGTGCTAGTGCTCCATCTGTCAATTTCCTTGGCAATACGACTACGGGTTTATACCTACCATCTAGTAATACGATTGGATTTACCTCTGGTGGTACGAGCATTGGTAGTGCGAACACGAATGGTTGGTTATTGACTTCAGGTGTTCTTGGGGGTGCATTTTGACATTAAAGGTAGCAATCCTTAACGTCAAACCTGGCATACAACGTGACGGGACGCAGTTTGCTTCGCCTTCTTTTGTTGATGGTCAATGGGTAAGGTTTCAACGTGCTCTTCCAAGAAAGATTGGTGGGTACAACGCTATTTTTTTAAACGCACCTAATATCTCTCGTGGGATGGTGATGCAATCCCAGAACGGAATTAACTATGTTTATTCTGGAGATTCTAACTATTTGAGTGGTTGGCAAACGGGGAATAATGGTGGTGTGGGGTTTGGACCAACGACCATTACGCTCAACAACTTTACAGCTAACGCCAACAACCTATGGCAATTTGACCTTGGCTTTGATCCAAATGGAACGGGGGTTTTGAACATTGTTGCCCACCCAGGTCAAAACCTCTCCAACATTGACAACACAACCAATACGCCTGTGCTCGTGGGAGGATTTCCTTATTCAGCACTGAGCCAAGTTGGGGTGTTTACAGCAACGGGTAATTTGTCTGGTACGACTATAACCATCTCCTCAGCTAATTATTTGATTGGGGTTAACCAAACCGTTAGTGGTACGGGGATAACCACTGGAACCTACGTTACCGCTGTCACGGTTGCATCTGGAACAACCACGGTAACTGTGTCGGCATCTATGTCTACTGGATCAGGCGTTACGGTCACCTTTAACAACAATATCTCTGTATCGGGTGGGGCTTGTATGCTCTACCATTACCTTTTTGTTTATGGGAATAATGGACTGATACAGAATTGTTCCGCAGGGAACTTTAACAACTGGGTTGGTGCTGACTCCAACGCCAACAACGTATCAGGAACCAAAGTCGTTAAGGGAATGCCTCTAAGGGGTGGTACAACGTCTCCTTCAGGTCTTTTTTGGTCACTAGATCAGTTGACTAGGGTAAGCTATTCTCCGCAAACTGTGGGCGGTTCTACGCTTTACTGGAGGTACGATATTATCTCCACAGCGACCACCATCATGTCCTCTAACTCCGTGGTTGAGTATGATGGTTTGTATTATTGGGTTGGAGTGGATAGATTCTTTGTTTACAACGGTGTTGTCCAAGAGGTTGAGAACACTGTCAACATAAACTACTTCTTTGACAATATTAATTTTGCTCAACGACAAAAGGTATGGGCAACTAAGGTAACTCGGTGGGGTGAGATTTGGTGGTTTTACCCAAGGGGTACGGCAACGGAGTGCACTGACGCCATTATCTATAACGTCAGAGAGAAAATTTGGTATGACTCAGGACAGGCGATGGGCGCACAGAGATCCGCTGGGGTGTTCTCAGAGGTGTTTCCTTATCCGATATGGGCGGGGAACATATCCTATGGCTACCAAGTTGTATCAGAAATGATTGTCAGTGGTGGAAGTGGATATGCGGTTGGGGATGTGGTGGTTCTTAATGGGGGCACTGGTAGCGGTGCAGTTTTTAGCGTAACCACAATATCTGGAAGTGCTGTTACGGGTTTAAGCATTCAAAACGGGGGGGTATATGCCTCTGTTTTATCTGAAACGCTCACCACAACAGCAAGATCTCCTTCTGGTGGCTCTGGCTTGACCATGTCTGTCAGCATGACTCAGTCTTATATTTTGTGGCAACACGAGACGGGTAAGGATCAAATTTATCTTACTCAGGTGAC